TGAAAAACCAAAAGAGGGATTTAATGGAGGAACGTGGAATGGCTTTCGATTTATGCATTACTCAGCAGCAGGTACGTTTCTAGATGCAAGTCAATTATGGGTATGTCCTCATGCACCCTGTCTACCCCACGTTCGAAAGTTGAATTCACGTGGATATTATCGTCCAATCGCTGTGACTGCGCATTATGACGGTTCGTACAATGCCATCTCTCAAAACGCATCCACACGATGGGTGGAAATGCTTCTCTTCATTAATCGAACGATGGAACCTCATTTTAGAAGTCAAGTGACACCGTTTCCTACTTCAATTGTTCGTACTGCAGTCGTTCGTCCGTTGATGCATGAACATAAAATACGAATTGAAAACTTTGCAGGTACAGGCGATGCGATTACACTTGTGAATGCTAACGTCAATAAAGGGGTTCATCAGTTCATTGAACTCGCTAAACGCATGCCCTCACGTAAATTTCTAGCGGTTCGTCCCTATTATGGTGAATTATGGGTTCCACCTTCTCCTCCTAACATTGAATGGATTTCGTTCGAGAACGATGTTCGTGAGATTCTCAAGCGAACACGAATTCTACTATTTCCTTCATATTATGAAAGTTTCGGTCGTATCGCAGTGGAAGCTATGTATAACGGTATTCCAGTCATCTATTCAACACCTGCAACCGAAAACATAAAGCCTACAGGAAGTACTGAAGGCGTTGAAGAATGGATTGTCCCTGCAGGAATAGGATGTCGTCGCGAAGTCCCTGAAGAATGGATTGCAGCGATTGAATCTCTAGATGTTCCTGAAACCTATACAGCACGTCAAACGATGGTGAAGGAACATATTCGCTCTATGAATTTGTTTACAGAAGCAACTCGAATTGCTACGATGATGGAAGAGTTTCAGCGAGATCATCCTGTTGTGATTCAGGCAGCGACACCACAGACTTCCCTTCGTCAGGAACCGAGTCAACCTTCTGTACCGCGTGAGCCTCCAGCGCTTGCCCGGATCGGATTTTCGAGTGGGCGGCTGAGGCTACAACGGTAAGTTTATCCATGAGAGCACGTCCATTCGCACATCGTTCTTCTTGCTCAGGATCTTGATGCGGACGTTTCACAATTGTAGGAATATACTTTTGCCCAGAGACAGTAGGTCTCGCTAGAAGTGCATCGACCGCAGCTTCAATAGATCCATATTCATTCAATGAAATCTGAGCTTGTTCAAGTGTACATCCAGCAAGTGATTGAATCATATCCACATCCGTCATTTTTGTATAGTCTAACAATAAGTGTGTGAATATGCGTTTTATTGAGTCACTCTGTCCACCCGCTCTCTTGTATTTAATTTTTCTAGTAGTTCAACTAGGTCTAGATCTTTCGTTAGGATTGTGGTTTACGTTCACAATCAAGTTGATATTAGGAGCTGCAGTTGTCAAGGTTCTTGATACCTTCTGCGGAATCGGATTGAGTCCTGTTTCATGGTTTATTGTTGCGGCTCCATTCGTAATTACATCCCTTGCAACGGCGATTTCAATGGGATGTCAATTTGATCAAGTGATGTTCTTGTATTTACAACCAGTCGATACAACTGAAATGTTCACAACTGGATCAATCCTCGAGAAATTCAAGCAACCGTATGCACCTGAAGCAGGCGGACCTCCTGAACCTAGTTACACTGTGGCAACAGGCTTCTAAAATCTTAATCAATACACAAATGCCTTCTGCGACCTACGTAGCTAAGAATGCAGTGGTGATTCTCAAACGAGAGATCATTGCACCCTTACTTCAAAAAAACAAGGAACTTGAACTAACTCTTCAACGACAGTATGAAACTACTGAACGACTGAAACAACAGGTAGCCGCTCTCGAAGCCAAGTTTGAAGCTTACGCAGTCGCCCGTAACATATAGTATATGTGTTTTTTCAGGTTTATTCATGCTCTCAAACGAATCTTCAATCACCGCATGGATCGTGGTAAGATATCACGCAAATATCTATTATCCGATTATGAAACCTATCATGAATCAATGACTTTTGTTCCAGAAGACTGTATTTATGTAGAGGAGTGGGTGAAAGGAAGTGAAACTCGTCGTCGACTCTTGTACGAGGGTGAAGAAATCACACAATTTAATGGCAATCCATTTGATCCTGTTTCAAGTCCATGGACTTGGATTGGTGACGAATCTACAGGAGTAGACATCACGTATGCAGTAAATCGATACATTATGCCGGGCAATGTGATTCAACTTGATCTCTTGTTTCGATTACTTCGAATCCATTGGGATTTAAGAATCGTCTATACCGATGCAGCGTCTGGAGAAGATAGGTTGTTTCCTAACGAAGGAGTAAGAATTGAGGCAGATGAAGATGGAACTGCCTAAAAATCCTTTTAAAGCAGCTGAACGATTCATACAACTACGAGAAAAATGTATTGTCACAACGTGGAGTGCTTACCTTCAACGGTTCAACGATATGATTCTCATGCCGTTGATCGCATTGTTTGTAGGGTTTGCAACAGGGGATCTATTCATGTTAGTTTCATCGGGAATGACTGCATTTCGACTTTGGAAAGAATCCATTGAGTTTACGGAGCTTCAATTTACAATGCAACGAATGCGTTTACGTGTTGCACAAGTAGGAGGACCTTTCATTACAACCAATAATCCAAAGTATATGCCTTACGTATGGGCGGATGCATTACAACGTCAAACATGAGTTGTTGTAGGTGCTGGACTACGTTCTGCAATTGGCCAACGTGTACCTCCTATTTCTCCTCGAAATCCAACTCCAACTCCTTCACCTCCAGTACCTCCTCGCATTCTTCTTCGACCTCCTACAACTACAGCTTCTTTACCTGCAACACTGGTTCCTGTAAACACAGCGCCTGCAGGTTGTCCACCTTGTCCTAATACAGGTCCTCCATAACTAGGGAACGCAGCACCTCCACGACGGGTGCGTGAACGACGAGTGCGTGAACGTTTAGTACGGGAACGGCGAGTTTGAGCCTTGCTTTTTCGTTTACTACGGCGACCTCCACATGTTTCAGGCATTTACATCTTCGCACGAAAAGACTCCAATGCTGCCTGGTACATCATCATAATATTCATACCCTCGAACAAGCGTCCCTACAGGCGCATCCGAGAGTGTGACTAACGCAGTTAAATCAGGTTGATGAAAGAGTCGTAAACACTCTTCGATCCATGATTGACGCTGTGTCCAGTTTCCAAGCGAATGAACGTTAGTTCCATTCATCACCCATAGATCATTAATAACAAAGACATCTTTTGAAATACGTGTGGTTCGAAAGATTGTATCACAACAGATACGCTCATCTAAAATGATCGGAAGCTCTTCTAAATGTCCTCCTTTTTCATCAATACTTACTGCAACAAACTCATTGGTCGAGGGTTTTTGGGTCAACAGCAACCAACCAGGAAGGCCGTTCAACTGCGGTACCTTGTTTAGCTCCAGGTTCGGTACGCCCTTCTTCACGAGGGGCTTCCACTTGTACAGGCGGTACATACGTGGGTACATCAATTTCTTGTTTAGGTATCGGGGCTTGTCTGAAAGGCGGAGGAATTGTTTCTACAACTTTCATTTGTGGATGAGAGATCGGAGGATACATCCATCGAATCACGGCAAAGACTGATAGATGAATGACAATTAACATAATCAAGGATGAAAGAGCGATTGCGAGAACATCGTATGCCTCCATTTGTTCTGCGACTGTCTTTTCTTATCACGTAAACCTACGCAGTAGGGAGTTGTTCAAAGTAAAATGTACCATTGACAGTTTCTTCTTTCCATCGACGAGGTGTTTGTGAATATTCGGTGACAGTCGCAAGTTCGGTTGAATAAGCCCGCGAGATTACACCTGATTTGAATGGACGTTCAAAAAGTAAAAAGTTAGAACTATGTTGAAACGCTTGATAGGTTTGAGTCTGTGTATTCACACGACCCATTCCAGTATAAATGAATTTCGTTTCATACGAACGACCTAATTGATTTGCCCATGTAGGTTTGTGCTCCACGATACTAATTTCCATTCTCGATTGTATTCTTGAAGACAAGCTCCTCTAAACTTGACGCATCTGCAAGGATATCATTCATTCGTTTGGTTGTAAGTGTAAGGTTTGCTTCAATGTCTGCCCATAATTCAGGGTCATTCTTGAAGATGGTCGTACGAGTTGAACCGTTTGGAAATCGCTCAATCAGTTCAGCCTCTGCTGCATCGAGTAGATGCATATACACTCGAAGCTGAATTTCATCGTAGATAGGAACTGTCTTCCAGTAGGTAGTACGATCTTTTGAATCGACCACTCGATCTTGCTCTTCTACGTATCCATCCGTTCGACCTACGAGTACAAACGTATCTTTGTCCATTCGAAGCATGCGAGTATTACGCTCCTTGACAACAACCTTACGCTCAACTTCATACTTATCAAGAATTGCAGTCTCATTTTGAAGACCACGTTTTTTCATCACTTCTCCTCGTGCGTCTGCAAGGATCTGTGTCGCCATCTCGGGAGATAGATCAGGTCTTCGTGACAGAACTGTTTTACAAGTCTTCTCAACAGAGTCGAGTGTATCATTGACACTTGGAGCTGCTGCGACGGCTTCAGAGGCTTGTTTTTTAACTTCCTTTGCACGAAGAAGTTCCGCCTCAGTTGCGACTTGTTCTGCTTCTGAAATTGTTTCACCTGCGGCTTTCTTCAAGTCAAGTTGATGACTACGGTTCTCTGCTTCAACTAATACAGTGGTTGCGTTGATTTCATTTGCAACGGCTGCATCTGCTATTTTACAATTATCTAGAGCTGCGAAGACTGATCGTTGAATCTCGCGGTCTTTTAGAATGGAGCCTTTGAACTTTAGAATGGCTTTACGATTATGAAACTTTTCGAGTTCTTCAATTTTCTTTTCATAGACAGGATCCTTCTTAAAGACTTCATACATGACCTGATGAGTGGTTTGAAACTTATGGCGACCAATCGCGCCCGCGACTTGAGTTGCAGAGAAACATGGACGGAACATTTTGAATGAATGAGATTCATTTTGGACGATCGTTCATTCGTTTTTCAACTCGAGAAGCTTCTCTGCATCTTCACAATTGCATCAATCCATCCTGGCATTCCGTTCAGAACATTTGAAACTTGAAGTGTAGGTGTACAAGGTGTCATATCCAACGATCCTTCGCATAACAATGTAACTGCTGCGAGCAATAGGACTCGTTTGCTCTTATCCGATGGAGTCCATCGCAATGAATGAATACGATATAGAATATCAGTGTATTCTCGAACCGTAGGTGGACTGTTCTTTCGTACTGCGTCCCAGAAGATCCAGACTGGATGGGTACTGTCGCTTCCTGAAACGTATTCATCTCCTCGTGAAGAAAAGAGAAGATTGGTTTTAGTTTGCTTCTTATGTTCTCGACAAAACGTGAAGACCCATGACATCCAGTAAAAGGCCCGTGTCAAGTCGCGAACGTCGGATCGAATACAATAACAAAACTCATTGATTGGAATGGCTACAGGCATAGGATCGTTCGGTTTCAAGACTTGAGTTCCATACAATCGCGAAGGAGATTTCAAACTTTCTTGAATGGTGACTGGATCGAAAGCATGTGAAGGTTTCAGTGTTGGAAGTGTCATCAATTTGTTCTTGCGACATAACGCCAGTGTTGCAGCAACTTCACAGACCATCTTTCGAATGTCTGGATGGTTTCGAATACGAGTCATCGTTTGAATATCGTATCCAGCTTCGATCGGTGCATAGGTTTCGTAAGCTTTCGCTAAATAGAGAAAAACATTCGGTTGTGCGCGGTTAATATGAAGAGCTGCGGCTTCGAAGAAGGCTCCCCATAGACTATGTACAAGTCCTGAGCACAACAACTCCAGAGTCCAGTAACACGCATAATCTTCGTGACCTAATTGAATCGTTTGTATTAATACCTTTCGAACATGTGCGCGTGGATGTCCACAAAAGGTTGTTTTTTGAAATTCAGCGACCGTACGAGAGTCGGTGATCTCCATTACCCATTTCATTTCTTTTCGCCAGCAGGTGCTGACGCAGATAAATGTTTCGTAAATGCATTAAAAAAGGCAGTTGTGTCTTCACTAGATGTTGATGTAGATGTAGATCGACTCACCCACTTCTTTCCAACTACAAACAGTAAGTAAATTAATGCGAACACGATCATGACATTCAATCCAATGTTCAACCAAGTACCGTAATCAACCGCCTGTTGTCGTATTTTTCGATTGATATTGATCTGGTTACGTATATCATTCACTTGTTTACCAAAGACTTCAACTGAATATTCCATATCATCCTTCACGGTCATCAGATTATCTTTGACACTATTGATGAGATCCAGTGACTGCTGTTGTTGAAGTGCTTGAGTGTTTAGGAAGCGATATTCGCTGATAAATTGATCCGTGTTTTTTTTGACTTGATCATCGTACATTTTCTGCAATGCTTGAGGATCGTTTGTCAATGCCGCATACTGTGCATTTGCAGTTTGATCATTTCCACTTGCAGCGAGTACACTCACAGCCGCTGCATCGACTTTCGCTTTATGTTTCACTTTCAAATCAGCCTTTTCAAGTTCTCGTTTGAATCGAGCGAGTTCAGCAGAATATCGAGTATATGCATCTGCGTCAGATTCTTTTAAGCTTTCAATATTGAACATCGTAGGTTCATCAAATTTTCGACCGACTGCAGGTTGCGCGATCAGATGGACCGATACATTTGGGTCTACAATGTTTACACATCGTTGAGCACCTTCAACCATCTTAAGTTCATACGTATTCGGGCAGGACATTACACAGGAGAGAGGGGCTGCTCCATACACTGCTTCGACTGGACATTTGAACAGTTGATTACCCATTATTTATTGGAAAGATAGATTGCTAAGGAAAACCCAATACATAAAGTCAGGAATGCAGATCCATGAACGATTGAGGATGGAAGAACAAAGTACTGTAAGAGCGCGAGAATCACAAAAAACAATGAAATTTGCAGTGCTCTTAGATGAGCTTCGGACATCTTTCGAATATCCAATCGTGCTGTTTCAATGTCGACCGACGGTTGAGTCGGAGAACGAAAGGGTTTGAGCGTATCAATGGCTTCCGTATACACTTTAGAAACTTGATCATGTGGATCAACGTCCGATTGATTTGCAGTTCTTTTTGTAATTTGAATAAACTCTGTAAGAAATCGACTCTGTTCTGCTGAAAAGACCGAAGGATCAGATCCTTGTGGAACAGTCTTTAATTTGAGGCTGTAGCGAGGATCTTTCTTTGATACACATCGATCGGTTCCGTCATGAACGTACTTGAACTCAGAAGGGCACACGATTCGACAGGTTGTAGGTAATGCAACTTCAAATCCTGATGGACAACTCATTACTTATTCGCAACAAACGGTCTTAGACCGGAAAAAAGAGTACTTACGACACGAGCATCTAAGTTTGCTTGTTGACTTCTCCACCCAAGAGGATTGGGTGTTCCAATCGGAGTTGTTGGGTTAATATAGGGAGCCACTGTTGCAGCCATGCGAACAAATCGTGTATATTCAGATGCATCTACACCACGCAAATGACGTTGTGTTGCACCAGGTTCAAAGAAAGATTGTGCGACTGGCATTTTATTACTCATCAACAAGATAATGGTCGGGTATCTCACTGCCCTTTTGTTTACGCTGATTCTGATCGCAACGATTCATGTTCGACAACATGAGCGGTTTATAGTCCGAAGTCCGCAGCCCGATTTTAACAGTGGATACTCGGACTTTATGTCCAATGACTATGAAACGCTGATGGAGGCATATAAAAAGGCGTTCATGGCATCAAAAATAACAGGAGATCAAACATCCCTGATACAAGTTCAAAGTGCAATTGAAGAGTATCAAGACGCAATGAGAGAACAAATTACACAGAATCAGTTTTATATCCAGACGTTTTTAGATGACTATCAAGATGCGAATCCTGAACTTGATACGCTTCATAAGAAAGCTCAACAATTGCAGAATGAAGGTCCTGCAATTGCAGATCAATTGGTAGCTTCAACTAAAGAAATACCTCCTCAGATTGACTATACATCCTTAATTACACGCGTTGTAGTACTTGCATTACTTATTGGAGTCGCGGTTGCGGTCCAGACGTTCTCATAATCATAACTAGAATTCCTAGTGAGGCAACAATGAAAAACGTTCCAAACATTCGTAGACCCGCATCCTGTTGTACACTCATGAACTGATGAATTCGTCGTAACGTTTCAAGTTTATCTGTACTCACTAAGAGTCCATTGTAATCTCTTTGAATTTCCATGATTCGACGAATCAATTCTTCTTGTTGAACGGTAGTCCCTGATTTAGCGGACTGAGCTAGCATGTCAGAAAGAGATTCACTCATAGTTTGTGTGGCTGTTAAGACTTGATCGATTTTAGTCAGATCATTTGTTCGAAGTGTTTCAGCTACCAGCGTATCGTAAATACGTTTATGGTATTGAAATTTGGCTTCTAAGTCTTCCATCGTTGCGGGAGCCGTTGGATCATTCATTGTGACTAGGCAACATTTACGTCAGCAACACAATACCGATAGTATAGACTCTTTCCAACCGTATCACTGTGCCGAGTAATTTCAATAATGTTTCCTGGAACTGCGCCTATAAAACGGGCTTGAATGTCTTGTGAATCAATCCAAGGCATTTGATCCTCAGGTTTTACAATCCGATTCTTATCTAGAATCTCCTTCGCCTCTTCATCCGATAGAATACGATGCGGTACAGACATTCGATGAGTTGTAATGTCCATCTGAAGCTCACGTAGATGGAAGAACTGAAGTCGCTCTTTGATGAATGTAGTTCGAATGAGATTCATAAGATTTGCAGAGGGTTTTGATCTGGAAACTACAATCATACCGTTTGTATATTGATTCTCAACTGCATAGGCGAGATAGGTGTTCATATCACGTTCAAGCATCTTATCCTTCTGACTGAAGATGACTAGAACGTCACCCAGTGTGTATGCACTTACATCTTTTAATCCAGTGGAGGCTAGAGGTTTCGTTTCGGTCGGAAGCTTGCGACGTTCATAGAGGACACGTAAAATTGAAAGGGCTCGATCTTCTTCCATTATGCTCCCTTTTCTACTAGTTTAGGAAGAGTTCGTTTTCTCTTCGCCGAGTAAAACAATGATTCATATTGTCGTTTTAGTGATAGGAATTGCTGTCCTTTGGTTCGTATTGAATGTGTTAAGCGGATATAAACAACTCCCTCCAAAGTTACTCGATACGCGACAGACCGAGCGAACTGAAGAAACTGAACATTCATCGTACGATCAGAGGACAAATCATATGCCGTATGCATCCTTTGTAGAGCAAGTTTCAGGAATGGCAACTCCCTTTCGAGTGAACGCATATACAGCTGTGAGGTAGAAGTAGTTTAATGGAAAAATACAAAAAGAAGAAGATTCCTCAACATCTACGTGTTGAAACATGGTTAAAAGTCAACGGGGAAACGTTTTCGGTTAAATGTCCTGTCAAATGGTGTACGAGCAAGATCACTGTCTTTGCACACGAATGTGGTCATATCATACCCGAATCTAAAGGTGGTATGACTACATCTGATAATCTAATGCCTATTTGTGGTGAATGCAATCGTGGTATGGGAAATAGACTGACGATTGACGAATGGTCTGATAAGTTCGTGGCACGATCGGTTCCTAGACGAACGTGGTCTAAATGGATTTCTTCAAATTACCGATATGTATCCATATACTGTTGTCCAAGATCACTCCAACTTGGTCGCTGCATTCCAAGTGGACGAACGAAGTAATACCATGTACCCTTGAGTTGAAGAGGTTTCCAATACTGATCGTTAATGTATAACCAATGTTGATGAGGATTTGCTTCATAGAGTTCAACGCCTTTTTCCCATTGTTCAATCAATGTTGTATAATAGCGTGAATGAACGATGTATGCACTCGCAGCTTGTGCTTCGAAGACACGACCTAAGGTAGGTAGATTTGTAGGACTACCTCGAATCAAATTATAGGCAAGCAAAATCACATCGAATGAAGACGGAATTGACTTCATTGCAGAATGAAACTCTTCGGGTTCTACGCAAAATGCAAAGTCATCTTCAAAGACCAACACAGATTCGTAACCGCGAGCCCGTGCTAGTTTTAAAACTGCAAGATGCGAATGAGTACATCCAAGTCCACCTGGACTACGAGCAATGGCAGGAAATCGCTCAGCCGTCAAATTCATTTTAGCCAGTTCAGATTCAATTTCTACACGTCGATCCTCTCGCCGATCTAGGTTAATATAGATACAGTGTGGTTGCATATTATAGTTAAGCTCTCTTGTCTAAAAAGGAAACGCCGAAATAGGATTCAAGTTCTCGTACTTTATCTGCCCGTGTGTTGAGTCCAGACAACGAATGTGTTCCTAGTTTCTCATGACCGTTTTCAGTCACTTTAAAGATTTCAGAATACGATTCAACCTCTGTAGGCATGATTGGAATAGAATGAAGTTGACAATACATCGATACCCATTGATCGTCTACGAATCGAGCACATTCAGGAAGAGGGAACGAACGAAGACCTTTGAGTATAGACGAATGTACTAGGTTTCCTACATATCCATGCACCATTCCTCCAGAGGTCTTTTCTTGAATCGATCGATAGTGATTCTGATAGATTCCGACTGTCTGAACAGACTTCCGCATTCGTTCAATGATGTTAGCTGCGTATTCTTGATCGTCATCGCATACAAACACCCATGTATCGTCAGGCGGAGTTGTACCAATATACTTGCTAGCAGGACCAAAATCTTCGCTTTGACAGACGGTGACTTTTGACGCATAGGGTTCTTCCGTTAAGTATGTAGGTGGAGTATAGTCTCCGAATCGACGATAGTGTGTTGAAATTGCAAGATAGATATGATCGACTTGATGAAGAAGTGAATCAATGGCTGCACGACATTCTTGTTCGCGTGGAGGAATGGTTGTTAAACTTGCTACAATCGGAAAGGCTGGAACGTCTAGAATGCGAAGATTATGATCTGCAGAATACCAAGTTGGAGACCATCCTAACGTTTCAAGATGAGCCCAAACATTGACTTCCCATGAAAGATGTGGAATACGAGGGTATTCGCGCACATACAGTGAATAGAATGCATTCAATGACTTTACATCTCCTAGAAAGAATCCTCCACAGAAACGCCAATTTACCGATTCCCAGAAGACAGACTTTCCCCAGCAACCTGGAAAATACAGACAGGTTTCTGGATAAAACCGTTGAGAGAGTGACTGAAGGTATTGCGTTGCTTGTTCTTCAACTCCTTGAAAGATGTGAAAGATATTGAAATCGATCCACGCATAATGACGTGAATCGGATATGGCTCGTTGTACGAATTCAATTTTTGAGTTCATTAAAATGAGAAAGTTACGAGTATCGTGATCATGGTTTCGAGTTTCAGGAAGTCCATCAGGGGACACTGCGAATAGTTCCAAGTCTTCAAGCGAAATGACTTCTTTGACTCCATTGAAGGGACCGAGTAAGTCTGCGTGTTCTGGACTGACGAATACATGGAGTCGAACGCCTGTTGCAGCGAGCTTTTTAAAGAATTCAATACGACGTTCAGCGGATCGATCTGTAGGTCTTGATTCATGTAAATCTAAGAAGGCAGTTACAAAGGTAACACTCATTATGTTTCAGCGTTTCAGGTATTTAAATAATAGTGAAGAAATACTCAAATGCCAACATTAACTGTAGCATTAGCAGGTGGACTTGGAAACCAACTCTTTCAACTTGCTGCATTATTTCACATTGGTCGAAGAACTCGGCGAAATACCTATATTAACTCGATTAAGAACCCTTCACCTCATTCATCTACAGACTACTTTAACACGATCTTCAAACACTTCGGACATTTACATATCACTTTTCCAATTGAATTCACACAACGTGTTAATGAGCCTAATTTCATCTATTATGATTGGTCTTCGCGTCTACGATTCATTCAATCTCCAGAACTACATGGATATTTTCAAAATTGGAGATATGTCGATCCAGACTTTGTTCAACGACTCTCGCTTCCAAAGGATGTACTTACTCGATACACAGGTATTCATGAAGGGATTTTTCTACATATTCGAGGAGGTGATTACGTAGATAATCCGTATCACGATCTTCACTTAGATGGATATTACGAACGTGCAATCGCACTCTTTCCAGGAGCGCACTTCTTTGTCGTTACAAACGATGTAGACTACGCACTGAAACGTCCATTTTTGAAAGAGATTCAGTATACGCTTGTACTTCAACCTGAACTTGATACATTGTACTTAATGAGTCAGTGTGCAGGCGGTATTTGTGCCAACTCGAGCTTTTCATGGTGGGGCGCATATCTGAATCAGAATCGAAAAATTGTCATGCCTGATCAATGGTTTCCTGATGCGAATATACATTCTGAAGGATACTACTTTCCAGGTGTCATTAAATGTCAAGTGTAACGACTTTAGGTGTAGTTGTTGATGGAGGCAGTGTTCCTGCTGCGCGATGTAGAAGTACTTCATTCCAAGTCGATTTCAGTTCTTCTAGATGTTTCGGTAACCATTGAGGATCTTTCGATACGAATGCTTTTTTAGTAGATAGAATGATCCAATAAATGAATTGAGGTTCTTCTTTCAATTGTCTTTGCCAATCCGCAAGATCCATCGTCATCGGTTTATACTCTACACGTCCAGTGTCAAAGACTGCAAAGACTCCTTTTGTATTCGAAGATCGAACCCATTCAGAAGAGAACACTTGTTTGAAACGAAACTCAACATATTCGCATTCATCGATTCCCGTACATTCCATTTGCAGCTGCATTTGATGTACATAGGCATCTGGAATTCCAACTGACTCAGGACGCGAAATAGGACATTTGAATTCAATCAATCGACCAATTCGATGTTGATTCGAGAACGAACGATCGTTAGGGAATATAATTCCATCAGGAGAAGCACCGAGAAACGGATAGACTGGATGTTGTACACACGATACATCTGTAATCGTACACTGTGTTTCTTCTTCATACAGGGACTTTGCGATCGGTTCAAATCGTGTTCCCCAAATAAGTGCAGGAACCGATGAGCTTGATGAGGTAGACGGTGGTTCTAGTTTTCGAAGTATAACTCGTCTACGGGATTCACCTCCTACGAATACATCTGAGACTTCAGAGGCTGTAATCATTTCGCCTCGTTTCGCATGCCATTGATCTGTGCGTTGATCGTTTGCGCCATACACTCGTATCGTTCGACGAACACAACGATCTCTCATCCAAATACGACCTAATTCACCTTTCAAGAGAGTTTCAGTAGCTTCTACTACAGTGCGTCGAATCTTCGTATAACTCATAGATGGAACCAGTAATTTGAAGAGCATTATAAGCGGTCTTAAGCGTCTATGAATACGTGTATACGGTGGAGTTCTCAACCATTCGAAAACAACAGACTCCATTGCGTTTAGTTTACGTCAACGTTTGAAACTCATTTTCAGCGCTGAAATATAGAATTAGTATGGAGGCGATTCAAAGCAAAGAA